GTGACGTATTGATTTGTGCCGCCAATAACAACAATTGCCAAACGTTTTAAGATAGATGTTTGCGACTGATTTCCAAGATCGGAATGGTTGGTGTAATACTGCATCCTGTAACTGGACGCGTTGCCTTGAAAAGTTGAATACTTGGTGACATAGCCGTTCTTGCCGACTAACAGATCGCCGTTACGACGCGACAATAGCGAAGTCGGTTCTATGGAATCCCACGTCGTAGCGCGCGATGAACCGTCATCCAACTGGCCTCTGGTGTCAAAACAATACGTCTTTTTTGATGCTGGAAGATTCAAAAGATAGAAGGCGTCACGCTCGGAAAATACTGATTTTATTGCTGCTAAATCCTCGCTACCAACAAGGTCCATTATGTCATTACGGACATTTTTGGACAAATCGCGGAACGGCAACGATTTTTCAGAAATGGTGCGTAGCAGAGAACGCACCCCGGTATTCGACAGGAAAATCACATCGGTTGCAATGGGCTGGATACTGTCGCGTGACAAGCACCCAGTGCCTACAATGGTGTCGCTCAATGTTATGTTGGCAGGGCTAGTGGCACTGGAATAGACCAGAATTTGCCGTTTTCCAAAGATAAACAAAAAGCCGTTGTGCGAGGCCAAGCCCGTAATCTCATCTGATCCGTTAGCCCAAACGCGACTGACGTCTAGGCTGCCGGCCGTGCCGGTAGACCAGACATGGCCGGACAGCAGGTCTGAAAAGTAGATTGTGGTCTTGTCCGATGCCGTATTTGCCGCCCACAACCGACCATACGCGCTCAGGACGATGTTTGCGCTCGGCACCGTGCCAACGTATCCGGTTTTCTCAGACACGCGCCTGTAGGTCGTGACGCTCACCGCAGGGTCGTAGATAAGCGGATCGTGAGCCGACTGAAAGAAATATGTTATGCCGTTGAGTGACGCGCATTGCCAGTTGCTTGCTGTAATGGTTGGTCCCGTCCCACCACCACCGTAGGTCAGTTCGACAATAGCGTTGCTGCCGTCCAGCTTGAACAGCTTGTTGTTGCCAGCGAATAATATCGTTAGTGTGCCATCGGACTGAACCAGCTCGTGCATGACGCCTATGTCGTTGGCGCCGAGATTGCCCGTAGACGAATTCAGCCTTGCGTAGCCTTTACGGGATCCGATGCGCCCGTATTGGTCGATAATGCAGTTGTTCGCCACCAAAGCAAATCCAGACGCCAAATCTAGCGGGGAGTCCTGGGTGTTTAGCCCAAAGAACCCCGGCGCAGCGGTCGTGAATACTTGTATTTGTTGTGGCATCCAGCAAACCCTAAATAGCGACGAATTCGCCTTCTTCTGGAAAGCGTGTGCCTTCCAGGGCAATGCTATCGGACAGCATCCCGCGATAAAGCTGATACGCCTCGGATCCGGTCAGTCCACCATCCTCGCCGCGCTCGACCAACGCGCGCGCGTAAGCGTTTTGGATCACCAGCTCGGCAGGCACCGATATCACGTCCCCAGCCAGGGTGAGCGTTGCTTGCGGCACAACCAAGCTGAATTTCAGCGAATAGACGCCATCTGGAATTGGGAATACGTTAACTTTGGTGTCGTAAGTCGAAGCATCGACGCCGTTGAACGAGTAATACACCGGGATCCCCGTGGCCGGGGAAGCGGGGAAGTTCAGATAGCGGTTCATCATCGCAAACGTGACGTTGATTAACGTGATGAAGCTCGTCGCGTTGATTGCATCGCGCACCTGAAACTTTTGCCCGGATCCAGTGACCGTATAGGCTGACGTGGCCGCTACCGTGGGAACCGTAATCGTGGTCGTTAGGACATTCCACGAATACGAATCTTCAACCTGACGTTTTGCGTCGTTTACGAATTTGCCGATCAACGTGGCGTAGGTTGTTTCACTGAGACTAGACACCTGCACTTCACGCAAGCGCACCAGCACGTCATTAACAGCTTGCAGAAATGTAGTGCTCATGCGCGCTGATCCCCTTCAATTTCAAATGTTGCTACAACGGCAAATGTTGACGCTGCTTCGGTAGTCACCTTCAGTATGTCATTTTCCTCAAACACAATGGCTGAATAGGTTGGCAAAGTTAGGTATACTTTTGACGCAATTGTGTACTGATACACAAAGGAAAACGTGGTTGTGGTGCTAGAGTCATACCAGTCAAAAGTTATGTGCTTGTTGCTGCCCGTTGCGTTAGCTGCGTGCAGTAGCGTCAATTTAGCGTAGTAACCCTTCGGCACCGTGTACAGTGTCGTTAACGTATTCGCGGTGGGGTTAGACCCAATTGATACCGGCCTCATTTTCGTGCTTTATTCCTAGCTGAAATAGCTCGGCCTTTAGCCCGAGCATCTGCTTTGGATGAAGCACCCCACGCGTTGAGAGAAAGCAGAAGACGTGTCGGTTCCCCGTTTTTCTGCTCTGGCCCAGGCATTGCGCCCATCCTTGATAAAAAGGAGGCCCGACGAGGGTTGTCACCTGACTTGACCGGGGGCTTTAAATTGCCTCCCGTAGCTGCATTATAAGACTCTCTACCGGCACTATTCAAGCCGCCTTTAGGGTTTTTACCTTCTTTTCGCGTCCACGCGGGGGATTTCATGTTTACCTCACCTAAATCTTGCGGTTTTCTTTGCAATAGACTTCGGTTGCTTTACGAACTGTTTTCCCGCCTTTGTGCCTTCTCGCTTGGCCTTGGTGGTCGCCGCATACTCAGCCGAAGTCAGGGCTTTTATGGCCTTGGCTGGCAGGTAGCGTTCGCCAGTCTCCGACGAAGGCTTGCCCGACTTGGTGCGCCAGTCCTGGTTAGACCAGTCTTTCAGGCTTTTCTGCGGGGCTTTCATTTTTTCTTGGGCGGCGTGTGGGTCAAAACTTTGCTAGCTGGCGTGTGTTTTGCGCCAGTCATCAAAATTGATCCAGCCTTGTGCGTATCGCCCTGGTAGAGTTTCCCGTCCGGCAAATAGTGTGGTTTGTTTTTGCTCATGGCTTATATCCTCCACCTTTAGTTTTATATTGAACTGCCAGCATTTGCGCCTTACGAGCTGACCATTCGCCCGGATCGCCTCCCGAGGTCCCGGCCTTTATCTTCTCAAACAAGGCTTTTCGCATGGTTGGTTTGGTGTAAACACCCGCTTGATTGACTTTAGACTTGGCTTTCATTTCTTCTTGGCCTTCCCTGCTTCGGACAAAGCAATAGCCATGGCCTGTTTTGGGTTGGTTACAACCGTAGATCCACCAGACTTTAATTTGCCCTTACCAAACTCAGTCATTACTTTACTGATTTTCTTTTGGGCTTTTGTCTTCATTACTTGCCCCGTTTAGCTTTTGTCATCCTATTGGTCGCGGTGCGGCTACCACGCTCAAGCATTGGCGGCGTCTTGGGTATGCCAGTCGGCATTTTTTTGTCTACAGACTTTTTTAGGCCAGGTTTTTTGCTCATCGAATACATGATTTCTCCTTGTCAAATTAACTTGATTTGTTATGCCTCTTTTCTAGGCCGGCCACGTTTTTTTGCGATATGGTTAGACGTGAACATCGTATCCGTTCGGACCGCGTTATGGTCGTAAACGTCAATTGATGGTTTTTCATCGACACGGACATACCCTTGATGCCCCCGCATTGAATCAATGTCATGCTGCAAGGTGAACGTCACCGTATTGCCACTTTGCAAACAACGAAAGATAGCCATTTCAGTCCTTTTAAGCAGGTAGGGGGCCGAAGCCCCCCGGCCTTAAACCATACGAACAACAACACACCGCACGGTCGTGCTTGCCAAATCCAATGTGCCGCCAGATTCGTTTTGAAAACGAATTGACACCACATCAGCCGCAGACACATAGGGTGTGACACTGATGCCAGATACATCGACCCCCATTGAAACATTCAGCACAATGTCGCCCAACTTGACACCAGGCACAGCAATGGTGTTTGTTTCACCGCCTGCGTCAAGCAAAGATGAAGCATTAAGCGTTGCGGATACAGACCAGGTATCCGAAAACAAGCCACGGAACTGGTCATTCCCACGTCGGGAAGTAATTGCGGTAGCAGCTGCCATAGTTAAATCTCCTAAAGTTAAAGATGCCCCCCGTCATTGCTGACGGGAGGCTGGTCTGCATTAGGCAGGCACGGCCAACGCATACGCGGAGCTGGACAGCGCAGCACCAGAACTTGCTGCCGCACGCAGAGCCGAAACGCCATACAGGGTATCGGCGGTGTAAAGCGTCGCCAGATATTCCTGTTTGTATTGGGTCTGCGAACGAACGCCAACCTGCTCAATCAAGATCATCGAGTCACGATGGCCCATCAAGCAGATACGATCAAGGCCACTGGAGCCGGCGCCGAAGTCTGCATTGGAGGTCGTGAACACGGGGATCCCGTAGAGTTGGCCTATTTCGCCATTGCGGATCGCGTTGCCATTGCCGACGAACGCCTGCTCGGTGTAGCGAGCAAGGCCCATCAACGTGTTACGGCTCGACGGCGGGAT